CCAGCCTCCAGGGTTTTCACCCGCAGAATGTAGGCCTCAGAGTTGGCGGCAGGGGTAAAACCGCCGATGGTCTGCAATTCGCAGAACAGGGAGGTGCTGGAAGCTGCCAATTTGAACAACTTGCCGGGGTAGTCGATCTGCGTGAAACAGGTGGAGCCCAGGTCAACAGGAGCAGGAAGATCGATGTAGCCCAAGTATTTGGCGCGATCCCCGGAGGCCACGTCAAATACGGAATTGTCGGCCGCTGCGTTTGGTGAGCTGTCGTAAAAATGCACCCTGAAACCGGTCATGCCAGACGGCACCGCGCTGATCCCCAACACCAGCTCGATACTCTGCACAACCACGTACCCACCGCTGCTCCCAATGCTGGTCAGGGTGTAGATGGCGTCGTTGCTGGCGCCGGTTCCAATCACATCCCCAGCGGTGTAGGCCGTCACGTTGGCGGGCCTGGTGAACGACACCGTGGCGGCGTAGGCAGTGCCATCCACGGTGAGCGAGCCCGCGTTGTCGGCCACTGGCCAGGCGCCACCAGCCAGCGTTGGCAGCAGGCTGGAGAGATACCGGAGCCAACCACGAACACCCGTGGACCCGCCGGGAAGCGTGGGGGCGCTGGTGCCATCAGTGCCTAGATCCGCGTCAATTGCAGACAGGCTTGCATTTGCCGTGGTCTGCAGGTTTGAGGTGCTGGCTAGGCCATCATCGACGAAAATCTGCAACACATCGCCATTGGCGTGGCCTGTGGTGCTGGTCGTCACCGTTAGCACTGGAGACGTCCAGGTGCCGCCGTAGGCCGCGTTAACTGGCAGGTAGAGCCAGGCGTTACGGGTGACATTCAACACCGCCAGGATCTGCTGCTGGCTGCTGGGGATTGGCGCCGAGAACGTGATGGTCTTGGCGGTGGCGTTGAAAGTAAATGTGGCGTTGTCGCGTACGGGGCCTTTCATGGAGTTAGCCGAAGATGATTGCCATGGCGGCGGAATAGGACAAAATCAATGCCGAATCAGCCGCCGCTCCGGCGTTCCCCTGCGGTCCCTGCGGCCCCTGAATTGCCACCCTCACCACAGCGGGACCACTGGGCACCGTCACCTTTACAACAGCAGGGCAGGTCATGGGTTAGTTTCTCCTCGTTGTTCTGAGGGCAACCGTCACCGGCCCGGTTGCCAAAAAGTTGTCGTCTGCCGTTGTCGAGCCAGGGGGGACCATCAGGCAGTCATAGCGATAGGTGCCGCCAACCTTGAGGCCATTTACCGCTGCCTCCAGCAGAATCAGCCGCACAATCCCAGAGGCTGGGGTTGTCTCAACTGTTGCCGGATAAACAAACCGCCCTTTCTCATCGGAGATGGTGGCGTTTACGTACCAGCCGGTAAATGACCATGGGGTGGTCTGGGCGCTATCGGAATACAGCTGAAAAATCTTGAGCGCATCCACGCCCTGCTCCATCTCCCAGGTTTCGCCTTCAACCCAAGCCATGGTTTAGCTCCTCTGCCCTAGCTTTCCGCCCATGCCTCATTGACCTCTGTTGCCGGGTCATCCGCCGCAAACTGCCCACCCTTCACCCGTGCCCGCTTGCGCTTAGGCATCGGGAAGGCAGGCTCTGCCGGGGCCTCCTGGGGTTCAGGTTCAGCCTCTGGCTGCTGTGGTTGGCTCAGATCAATGCCGTAGCCGATCGGGAAGTTCATAGAGCACCAAAGTAGAAAGGGCCCCTAAGGGCCCTAGGGAACACAAACCGCTAGCGGCTCACTCGCCAGGAACCAGGGCCACCGTGTTGGTGCCAACCGGAACAGCAGCGCCGTTGGTCACGGTGCCAGTTGCCGCAGCACTGGTGATGTTGGCCTGGGTCGAGGCGTAGGTGAACGTGGTCGAGGTCACCGCCGTGATGGTAAATGTGCCGTTGACCAGCGGGTTGGAGCAACCCACGGTCACGATCTCACCCACCAGCATGGTGTGAGCAGCAGACAGGGTGATGGTCGCCACGTTGGAGGTGAGCGCAACGTTGCTGATGCTCAGCGTGCCGGTGCCAGGGCGGAGCCGCAGAGCAGCCACCCGAACGTCACCGCTAACCGAACCGGCAACCCGGACGGCTTCACGGATCTGCTTACCGGAGACCGCAATCTCGTTGATTGTGCCAGCAGTGGCCGTGATGATGCCAATGTTGGCGTAGGCAGAGGCGGAGCTAAGGGCAGCACCCTCAGCCACGTGGGCAGCCTGGAGCACATAGCCACCAGAGGAATTGCTAGATCCACCGGCAGCAATCAGCTTCCATTCATCCTGGGCGGCCAGGTTGGTGGTGAGCAGACGAGCAGCGCCGGTACGGGTTTCAGCAAGACGACCACGGGGGCCAGCTTTGACAGCACCGAGAAGGACGGTTTCAGCGTCCAGTTGATAGCCCCGCCGGGGGGCAAGACCAGTAGAACGAGCCATGAATCAATACCTCAGGGGATGAATAGATGGGGCGATGATCAAGCGGTCACCGCAGCATCGGTGATCCCGTAGGCACGGGCAGCAGAACGACCGTTCATAATCGCCATACCAACCGACCAGTCGATCCGGGTGCGATCGACGGGAGCATCAGGCACTTCGCCGAACTCCTTGATGTCGATGCCGTAGCCAGCAGCCGCAGGGCCCTGGATGCCGGTGGTCTGCAAATCGCCGAACGCCACGCAGTAGATGCTGGTGGTGCTGGAGGTTTCGGTGAAACCTTGGATCTGCGTGTTCTGGGCGTTGGTGTCGGTCACCACGATGCGGGCATCGTTGTAGAAGCTGACCCGGCGACCGAAGGCATCCTGCTCAAAGGACATGAAGCCACCGATGGAGGTGTTGCGACCAGCGGCGGTGAGCCTCCGGCGCATCTTCTTGTTCATCAGCAGGATCTTGTTGTCGCCATCCACCGCGTCGATCAGCTCATCGAGAGCCGAAAGCGACAGGGCAGCGGTGCCAACGTTGACAGCCTGGGAGCTGCCAGTGTTGACGCGGGCCTTCAGACCATCAAAGGCACGGGGATCTGACGACTCATCGCCGTTGATCACGTAGTCCTCAAAGGTGAGGCGCAGCGAGCGCACCTTCATCTGGATCTGCTCGGCCTTGGCTTGGCGGCCGTAGTTCTTGATGCGCTGAATATCCACATCAATGTCGCCACCGAAGAACTTGAGGCGCTCATACTGCGGGTTGATGACGCCATAGGACTCGTCGTAGGTCTCGTTGTACCCACGGAAGCCCACGGCGGGAAGCTCAGCCTCCACGGCATAGTCCAGACCGCCCTGCACATTGCGGAACGGCATGATGCTGATCAGCTCGCTTTCGGCAAGCTCACGAATAACGGCCACCCGTTGAGGATTGGTCTCCTGCTTGGCGGCCTCCAGAATGGTGAGTCCCATTAGAGGAAATCAGGTGAAGGTCGGGGGTGGCATCACGCCGGTTGATTCACGGCAGGGCATCACGCCGTGCTGATTGGTGTGGAACCGGCTTGGGCATCACGCCGTCTGCCGGTTCCTGCTGCCGCAACTTTCCCGGCCTCCTAAGCCGCGCCCCCAAAGGCGTCGGAGAACAGCGAGCCGAGGGGCTGGGCCATCAGGTCCTTGCCGGTGCTCACGCGACCATCACGGCTGCTGCGGGCGCCACTGCCGCTGCCCATGGCGGGCTCAAAGTTGCGCCCCCACACCGGGTCGGATTGGAGGCGGGAGAGCCACTTGATCGGCTCAAACCGCTTGCCAGTTTCCGGGTCAATCTCGGGGCTGCCGTTGCCGTCCACCACCACCAAGGCGCCGTCTTCGATGCGGAACTGCCCCCCGAAGCGGGCCCACACCGAATCAAAGGGGGTCGAGCCGTCAATGGTGCTGGCCACCATCGAGCCCTTAGCGCCAATAAAGGCTTTCTCGGCTTGCACCCGCACAAGCTCCCGCTGGCGGGCCTCGCGCTCGGTCTGCAGATCAGCGGTGGCCTGCTGGAGCTGGGTGCTGTACTTGGCCTCGATCTGCTCGCGCTCTAACCGGGCCCGCTCCTCGATCAGTTGCCGCTCCTGCAGCGCCTGCTGGGCCTTGGCCTCAGCCGCCTTTACCGCGTCGGGGTTGGTGGTGGTCAGCTCCTTAAGCTGCGCCTCCAGGGCACCCAGCCTGCGGTCCTTGTCCCGGTTGGCATCGCGCTCCCGCTGCAGGGTATGGCGCAGGCGGGACAAGTCATCCCCCTCTCCATCGCCAGTGCCACCGGCAGCGGCAGCGGCTCCCGCTGCTGCCCCGGTGCCGTCTCCGCCCTCGCTGCCAGGGTCGGGGCTGTGGAGCTGTTGTTCAAACCATCGCTTGGTCATGCTTCGGGGCATCACGCCCGCGAACTACCCCGGAGCTTTCCGGCTCAGCGGTAGCCCCGTGGCTTAGGTCGCTGACGCCGCTCCTGCTCCCGCTCGGCGGCGGCCATGCGGTTGGCGAGTTGACGGGTTTGGACCGTCTCTAGGAGGGTTTCGATGGAGGGGGGCTGGAGTTGATCTTGAGTCATACAAATTTTGCGTAGCTTCCGTCAAGGCCAACCTCAAGGACTCCAAGGCTTTGGCCTTGGCCAGGTTGCCGAACTAATGTTACTACTTTACTTTCATCTAAAATTGTGGCCATGCTTTCTTCGCTCAAGTTTATTATGACGCTAATGTTAACATCTTTTTTTCCAAGTTCATCTCTCCAGTATGCAGCCAAAGAAAACCTGACAAAGCCAACATTTGGATAATCCGCAAAAAAGTTGTCTATTTCTTTGCTTTCTGGTATGAAAATACTAAAATATTGTGGGCGACCTAGAACTACAGCTTCATAAGGAAGGTACCGTCCCGGACCATCATCGTTTAAGTGGCTTATGTATTTAGCAACACCCATTGTTGAGGTTCCCAACGGCCCATCGGTAACAGGATAGGTCATGCTTACTACAATATCAAGATTCTCGTAGATATTATAATTATAATCCTCGAAAGTCTGCCAAGAAAATAAAATTGAAATTGAGATAAGATCAAAAGGTAAGATAAGACCTGCTTCATCTTTCTTCTGTCTTGACAGCGGTCTCGGCTGCAAGCTCATCTCTTGCTTTAGTCTTTCCTTTGACCAGTTTATTCCCTTCTTGGCTTTCTTTGCCCGGTTCTTCAGGATCCGAGCCCTTACTAGGTCCAATATCTTCCAAGGAACCGGATTGATGTCAACGATCAGGCTCATCCCTGGGCCAGCAGCAGGACGTAGCTTTTGCTCTGCCCCGCCTGCAGCGTTTCAGGTGTTGGCAGTAGCACCACCCGATCGGGGTAGGTTCTGTTATCCACCTGCAGCACAATTGCGTCGTAGGTGAAGCCACTTCCCGAGGCCGTCAGGGCTAGCTGAAACTGTGGCAGCTCATAACGAGCGTTGCCGCTGTTCCAGCTTCCGCTGCCAATGGTGCCGGTTGCCTCGGCATAGCCGTTGCCTGCCGTGAGCTTTACGGCGTTCCAGGCGCTCATCAGGCTGGCCTGGGTCAGCACCGTGCCATTGCGGTAGGCCAAGAGCATCTTGTAGCTCTTGCCCTCATACGTGAGCTGCGCCTGTTTGCCCAGCGCATCCGGTGAGATCAGAACGTCCATAAGTGCTATCGCTTACGAGAGCTTTCCCAATCAGGACGTGACCAGGAAGCCATCGCTAAAGAGCTGGACGTAGTAGCCGCGAATACTTCCCGCCGCCAGGGTGATCGACGAGCTTTCGTTGAGGATGAACGAAACGCCTGTGCTGTAAGTCGTGGTGCTACCGCTAATCGTGCCAATCACTAGGTAAGCGGCGTTCCAGCTCAGGCCCGCCCCTCCTGCCGTTGCGCCAAAGGTGGCTAGCTGGTTGTTCGCCTCCCATCGCTCGGTCGTGCCGTTGTAGCTGCCAGCAGGAATGGTCCACTCAAACCGGGCGTAGCCGTTGCCACTCAGCTCAACCGCATCCCATTGTGCTGTCGTTGAATTGATACCTGGCGAACCAGAAGTGGTGTTAGCCAGGCACAGCCGCGCTCGCTTGCCTGCGTAGTCGTTTCCAAACAGGCGCCCCGTTTCGTACGGGGTTAGGATCATGGCGGCTGGCATGGGAAAAGCCGATCTGCTGCCTCAGGTTTCCTAGGTTACCACGTAGCTGTTTGCATAGAGGGTCCAGCTTGTTCCAGTCGAGTTACCGACAAACACCCAGCTTTGATTTGCGCCTAACGTGGTTGCTGAAGCATAGGCGGTGGAAGTGCTAGCAATCATAAATGGCTCGCTAGATCCAGTAAAGCCGCCGGTCCTTATCTCAATCATTTGTTCAGAGTTAGTTGGCTTCCAGAACGTCACTTCTGTAATCCTGTCGGAATTACCAGGCTGCGTGACTTCTCTATTTTCGGATCCTTCAATCCTTAGCCTTGAGTACCCGGCGGCGGTTTGCGTGTAAACTCGCTGGAAAGAGCCATCCATTGAGCCAAGGTGGATTTTGGGTAGGGATGGATTAGAAGCGCTGAGATTGAGGTATTGGGAAGAACCAAATCCAAAGGTTACATAGTTATTGGCCCCAATAAAGCAAGCGTTGTAAGCAATGCTATTTATTAAAACATTAAATTGCCAACCGGAGAATGCTATAAAATCATCGTCAGTATCAGCATTAACAACGCGGCTCCAGCCCGTAAAGTCTCCAGCCGGGCTTGCCCCAAGTAGCGGGGCTTGTGTGCCGTTTGCCCTTTGCCCTGGAGTAGTAGCTGCGCTTGCTGCAGTCAGCGTTGTAATTGCTCCAGCCCCCGAACCTGCCAACAAATTGAACTGTGTGGCAGCAATGGCCAAAAGATTTGTGATCGCTCCTGCGCCAGCTCCGGCGTAAAGGTCATTGCGCAGGAACTGGACAAACTCACCAAATGCCCTTGCCGTGCTGGTTCCGCTTTCCACCACCGGGGTTACGTTGTACGGGGTCTCCAGAAGCCACGTGAGCGACTTACTGGCGCTTTCCCTCGTGATGCTTTCCGTTGCCGCTGCTACCGCATGGGGCCGGTCCAACTGCACCGCATATACGTCCCCTTCAACGCCAGCAGTCCCGAAGCTGGCCCAGATATTTCCCGGTGCCATCGGGTCAAAGCCACTCGGGGCCGCGATCGTGTTGGCCAGAGCTGGGCTGTTGCTTGTCGTGGGGGTGACCGTGGCCAGGTTGGCTGCCGGGACCATCATCGGGAACCAGTCCGCACCGCTAGCACCGCTCACCAGCCCAACACCGCCGTCGAGCATTGCGTCACAGCCAGCGATAAGGCCCTGAGAGTCAAAGGCGAAGGTCGTCCCATTAGCCCTGAACTTAGCCACGGTTCCGGCGGCCTCCAGGTAAAGGGTGCCCATGGGCTCGCTAGGCAGGTTGCGCAGCTCGGTGGTGATGCTTTTGCCATTAGCCATCCCGGAGAGGATGTAGTGGATGGCCCTGCCGTACTCGTAAGTAGCAGCGGCGCTTGAAACGTAAATGTAGTTGAGGCCGGTGCCGTTGTCTCCAGCGTCTGTAGAGGGACGTAGGTAGCTGTCAGGGGCAAATTGCATGTCATATTTATCTGTGCTGTTAGTTCCATCGCTCCCAAAGTCAAGCTCAGTTGACTGGAACTTATACGGGCTGCTGACTGGGCTATTTACACTCCAGCCTCCATTTGTTTGCAGGGCGTTTGGGATATTCCTTAGCGTTTCATTCTGCTGGTCTAGCTTGCTAGGTATTACAGGGGCCAACCCTCTCCCGATGTTGATTGTTTTTTCTACGCCCCTTAAAACCAGCGCACTCATTCGATCAACAAGAGCGTAGGTGCCGCTGATTCGGTCGGCATCGACGCTTCTCTTGAGGCCAGCCATGATCACAGAGGCAACCGTCTTGCCCGCTGAGGTAGCTCCCCAAGCCTCATAGATTGTCGTGATTTGCAAAGTAAGATCGGCCGCCTTGTTGTCTAGCTTGTCTACGATTGTCTTTCGGAGTAATATATTGCCTACTCCTAAGTCAATGTTTTTGTAATTTTCGATTGCCAAGCCACCTGCAAACGCAATTCTTGGCTCGTATTCGTACGTTGTGACTTCTCTTTCTACAGGACCGTCTTCTGTGAGAATGTATTTATGATCGACTAATGTGCGCTTTTCCAGGATTT